GACGAGTCTTTGAAAGAGCACAATCCATCAACCAAAGGCTTACAGCACAAGGTACTGACGCAGCTAACAGAGTACGAGGCCAACGGTTAAGTACAATCGAAAGTAACGCTGAACAAGCTTGGGCGATTGAAGAAAAGCAGAATGAAAGAAAGCGTAAAGAAAAAGAAGCTACCCTTAAACAACTTACACAGTTTTCACAAACTGCATTCAATATAGCAGCAGGTATTGTAAAACAAAATAAAGAGAACTTTGAAAAGAAGACAAATCAAATAGCACTAGTAAATAGTTTTGATAGCGACACCTTGAATACCATTTCCCAACTAGACAGGGAAATGACGCAGGCTGAATATCAAAGGACAGACTTTGTTCAGGAATCGTTAAAAGCTGGTAAAACTCAAGAGTGGGTTGACGTTACTTATAATCACCTACTGAAAGGTGGTGGCTATCAAAACTACATTGAAGTGGCTGCGGTTTTAAAAAACCAAGGCATAAAGCATAGCAGTGCTTATCAAGAAGTTCTGGCAGATACGACGTTAACACCTGAAGAAAAAGAACGTAAGATTAACCAGATAGAAGCAGCAAATGTCGCCAGTCTTACGGTTAACGGCAAAACACCTAGTGCTGAAATTCTTGAGCAACATTATTTTCCTGCACTAAGACGTGCAAAACTTTCTGCTCAAGCTGAGCTTGGTAATGAAAGGAGAAAAATTGTTGAGTTTGAAAGTGAAAACCAGAGGATTCAACAGTACAAAGTTGCCATGCAAGGTGATGGCAGTCAGCTGGAATATCAGGCTGGATGGTCCTTATTTCAAACAAAACCTTCAAAGGAGAATAGAAGAGAGTTTACACAATTAGCTCTTAGCATGGGAACCCTAGAAGATAATATCAGACTTAAAGAAGCTAAGTTTGAAGGTCCGAATGGAACAATGGTTTCATTGATGGATTTTGAAGATACTAGAGCTTTAATTGATAGAGCTATTAGCGAAAAGAGGCTGGAAGCAAAACGAACTTATGATGAAAATGTTCAACTTGAGTATGCACAAAGGGAGCTAAAAATTGAACAATTTGCTGATAGCTTAAGTAATGACGAAAACAGATTTACAGAAGCTGATTACAAACGTGTACAGCAATATGCTAGATCTGAGTTTGGACCTGGACATGACAGCCAGGTAATCAAAAGCCTTGAAGGTTTCACTGTAACAGCACAAGCTACTCCCCGAATGAGAGAAGAACTAGATGAATATATTGAATCTGGTTATGCCACATTAGGCGGTTTAGAAGCTTTTGGACAATTACCAGCTGACCTTAGAAATTATGCTATTGACAGGATTAATAAGCAAGCAAAAATACAAAGTTCAACTGAGTACCAGAGTGCATTAGAAAGTTTTGATGACACTATAAAAGGTGCAATCAAAGCGTCTTCTGGAATAGATTTTGTTCCAGGTGGTTACAACAGCCCTGACCTTCAATGGTACGCAGGGCAGCAACGTGCAAAGTTTTTATCAAGATTAAAGAACTATAGTGCTACTACAGCTGATATAAATAAAGCAATTGAATTAGCTCAGAACGACACAATTGTTGCCATTAAGACAGAACTCGATGCTCCAGGCGCAATTACCAATGCTGGTGGTCTAGCAGCTTATCAAAAGTATTTAAATTCTACTAAAGATGATAGTAGAAAGGCAAGAAATATGTCTAGGGGAATCATACTTTTTAGCGGAAGTTCTGACTCAAAAACAAATGGAAGACCTGACGCTAAGAAGTGGGTTAAAAACTTTTTTAATGGAGGACAACAAATTATCGAAGCGACTGAAGTATATCAACGTACAGGCTCAACAGCATTTTTTGAAGAGCTAGGAAGACAAATAAAATTTGAAGAAGCAAAAGCACCTTGGGAAGTGCAGGCATGGTTTGCTGAAGAAGTCGAAGGGTTGGAACCAATTGAACCTCCAGCTACATGGGAAGCAGTTAAAGAGGATGTTACTAGAGAACAAAGACGCATTTTGTTTGGTAATGAGTCAGCTACACAGGAAAAAGTAAAAACACTGCGTGAGATTGCTAGAGACAGACTACCTGTAAGACCTGCTTATCAAGTAGCGGAATCTAGGCCAATCAGTGCATTTGCTAATCAAGCAAGAGGACAGGTGACGTTTGACACTGGTCAACCTGGAATCGATGTATTCTTTGAAGACAAAAAATTTCCAGCAGTTCTTCCTGGAATAGTAAAGGAAGTAAGTTCTCAATATAATGCTGATGGATCCGGCTATGGGAATTTTATTGTCATCGAATCAGTTGATCCTGAAACTGGAGAACCAGTCGATGTTCTCTATGGTCACTTAGCCGATACTGCTCAATTTAAACAAGGAGATAGTATTTCTGAAGGACAGATAATTGGAGAGCAAGGAGGGACAGGAAGTGTACAAAGTGTTGACGGCACAATTGCTTCGATAGATTTCCTTGCACCTGCTGCTCCAGGTAGTGGTTCTATGAAACCATATGCAAATTACGACTCACTCAGGAGGCGTATCGCACGGGAACTTGGGTTTAATTAAATGAATGAAGAAGAACTACTTGGTGAATACACAGAAGAACAACTAAGAGATCTTCAAAGGCTTAGCGCCGATGATGAGCTTTTAGGTGGCACACCATTACAACCAGAAACAACCACCACACCAACGGCAACTGAAAACACTCCAGCTCAGCCTGAAGTACAACCGCAACAAACAGAAGAAAAACCCACTACTAGAGAAGTAGTGGCGACAAGTCCATTCAGAAATGAAGATGGATCTCTTAATTGGGATAAGTTAGATAGGTACGGCAGGGAAGGCGACTTTGACCTGCCTGCCGGTCTTTGGGATTTTGCTGCACCAATCATCAATTTGATTCCAGGTGTAACAGCTAAACCAGTACCTAAGTTTGAAAATGAGATGGCTCAAACAGTAAGAGAAATCTCATCGGTTGTTATCCCAACAATGATATTAGGTGGAGCTGGTACAACACAATTGGGAGCAGCTGCAGCTAATGTAAAGAATGCAAGAGTTGCAAAGGTACTTACTGACCCATTAGCAAAGAAGCTAGGTAACGCTGCTTTTAATGCAGGTGCAGGTGCATTTGTAGATTATGTGGTTCCAATGAACCAAACTGATGACAACCTTACAGGTAGTTTGAAGAAGATGTGGCCACGGTCACTTGGTTGGATTCCAGATAATATCGCTACATTAGACAGTGATGCTCCAGAAACTAAGCGTTGGAAGAATGTACTAGAAGGTACATATCTAGGTTTAGCTACTGACCTATTAACAGGATTCAGTAGATTGACTGCTCAAGTAGATGGTACACATCAAACAACTAAATGGATCCCTGAAAACGAAACAGGTAAAGCTTGGCTTAAACAAAACCAAGTAATTGATGACCTACCTGAAGATATTGTTGAACGAGCTGCTGCTAAACGATCTGATGACCTAGATGAAGTTGGTTCCTACAACGTTGACAAGGCAACTGAGCCAGGAAAAAGTATTTTTGGATATCACGATGTATTTGCAACTCAGGAATCAGGCATCAGGTCAGTAGATGACTTCGGTGTAGTTGGTGCTTCTGTTGATGTAGTACGCATTAACAACAACCTTGGCACAACATACGGACGTGTTGGAAGCGTTATGTCTGAAGGTGCTCTGAAGTTTGCTAATGAAAGCGGAAAGAATGCTGACCTTGTAATTCGTGGACTAGCTGAAACATTGAAGGATGCTGGTCAATACGGATACAAAATCAGTGATAGCAGATACATTACTCATGCTGAGATCATGGAATCAGGCGAAAAGCTTGCAAATGATTTCTATGAAATGGATCTTGCTGAGCTAAAGAGGACTATTACACCTGGCAGTATCTATCAACCTGGACGAGATGCAGATTCAGGTGTAGCTGAAATGACATCTGAGGCTTATGCCGGAGTCATGGGAGCTATTAAGAAGTACATGGATGACTTCATCAATATGGATGAGGCTAAAGCCAGAGCATACGTAGCTACATCACTGGGCGGTCAAGTCAGTGATATGGCTATGGGTAAACGGCTGACTGAAGGTTCAGGTTCAATGGTACGAGCACAGGAACAGATCTTAGATCGTGTTGAGTTCTTGATGGCTCAGAAAGCTCAGACTTCTTATATCCGTGGTAGAGCACTTAATCAGCTTAACCTGTGGAACAGGATGACACGTATGGGAAGCAAAGCATATGACGGTGCTTATGCTAAACGTATGGAGAATCTAATTAAGAACGAGAAGAACAGTACTCTTAGGACAATTGAACGTATTAAACAGGAAACAGCAGAAACAGTTGATAATCTACGGATCATCAACAAAGAAAATCCTGAGATGCTAGCTCCGCTGATGATGGCATATGAACTTACCGATGGTAATGTCAAAACCATCACGGCATTAAATAATTACGTTAAACAATCAACGTCTATTTGGCGAAAAGCCTTTATTGATCTGCAGCCAGATATCCCGTCAGTCATCAACAGAGCGTTCTATGCCAATGTCTACAACAGTGCATTGAGTGCCTTTGCTACTACTGGTAAAGCAGTCATTTCAGGCAGTCACCTGATGGTAGAAAAGCCAATGAGGCATTTTGCTGGCGCTTTAATGTCGGGTGATATTCAAACGGCACGTCGTGGACTATATCAATACAGCAATACTCTCGATAGTGTAAAGAGAGGATTGGGATATATGAAGCAGATCTGGAAGAAATCAGCTATTGATCCAGGCGTTATTAATCCAAGAGAAGACATTGTACTGAAGAATACAAAGCAGCTAGAAGTACTACAAGCATTTGCTGATGCCAAGGCAGCGAACGATGAATATGGTCCTCAATACTTGATGGAAACCATTAAGGCAATGAATGATCTTGCTGATCATCCTGTAATGCGTTTTGGTACAAGATCAATGCAAGCAATGGATGGTTTTGTCCAATCATTGATTGCTGACTTTGAAGCTAAAGGTAGAGCATTTGATCAAATTACTGAGGGTGGTACTAAAGCATTTGACGATAAAGCTGCAGAAGCTGTCTACAAAAAGGCACATGATGAGATGTTCAATGAGAATGGAATCATCACTGATACAGCTGTACAAAGAGCAGCTGGTGAGATTTCATTGAACTTGGACAACCAAGCAAATGATGCTTTGTCTGGAATGATTGCAAGGATGCCAATCCTTAAGCCATTCCTTTTGTTTACTAAGACACCACTTAATGAGCTAGCACTGACAGCTTCTTACAATCCAGTGGGTTTGTTTGTTAAAGATCTAAGGCAATTCCAACTGCCGTTTGATCAGATGCCAGTAGAGAAAGTAGAAGAACTACTTACTGCAAGGGGTATAGAAATTGACCCATTCACTATGAAAGCAAAGTACAACGAAATCCGTGCCGACATGATGGGACGGAAAGCAGTTGGAACACTTGCTACTGGTCTTGCTGTTGGTTTATTTATGGATGACAGGTTGCATGGCAGCGGTCATTTTGACAGACAGGTACAGAAAACCAGAGATGAAAGCGGCTATAAGAGAAATTCAGTTAGAGGTTTTGACGACAAGTGGCATAGCTTTGAAGGGTTAGGTCCAATCACTAATTACATGCAGTTAATTGCGAATGTAATGGATAACTTTGATTCACTTGAACCAAACAGTATTGGTAAATTACTGAAGCAAAGTAGCTTTGTCTTATCAGCTTCCATCACAGATAAAACCTACATGGCTGGTATGGAACCATTCTTTGATGTATTGAGTGGTAATGGTGGTGCAATTAACAGGTGGTCAAGTAGTTTCCTTAGTGCTGCTGCTATCCCTGGCTCCAGTCAGATGGCAGAGATTGCAAGACTGTTAGATCCAGGCTTGAAAGTTATCAACAATGATTTCCAAGGGATGATTCTTAATCGTGTACCTGGACTAAAAGGAACACTGCCAGTTAAATACGACTGGATTGATGGCACTGAAGTAAACGTACCTGATTCATTCTTTGCTCGACTTAGGAACACCTATACACCTTGGAAAGAAAGCGGAAAAATCAGTCCTGAAAAACAGTTCTTGATTGATATTGAATATGACGCAACTGCTACCCTAGGTACTAACGGTAAAGGCACACGATTAACTAATGACCAACAGTCTCATGTTCTGAATATCTTAGGCAAATCAGGCACTTGGAAAAAAGCCATTCAAAAGGTAATGGCCGAGACGGAAGGCGGTGCTAAGGGATTCAGGGAAAGACTAAGACAAGCTCAAGCCACCGCAGGAGACGCTGCGACACCAGACATCTTTGAGCAAACACACATTAAGTTAGACAAGTACTTGAGAGATGCAATTGACGATGCAATGGCTCTCTCCCCAGAAAATAGCAAGGTACAAAAGAAACAGCTAATAAATGATCGCCTTAAGAGTTATCTCCAAAGAGGTGATACAGAAAAAGCTAATGAGTTCCTTGATTTTGTAGAAAGCGGCAACTTTTAATTAATGAGTAATGGCACTTACACAAAACACATACACAGGAGATGGTAGTACTACTACCTTCTCATTTACATTTCCATATTTAGAGACAACAGATATCAAGGTAAGTCTTGACACTGTTGATACAACTGCATACACACTATCTAACGCCACTACCGTATCCTTCACCACGGCTCCAACAAGTGGAGCTGCGATTCGTATTTATCGCGCTACTAATTCTGACAACCTGAAAGCAAACTTCTTTCCAGGTTCAGCTATTAAGGCATCAGACCTTAATGACAACTTCACCCAAAACCTTTACGTCACACAGGAAAGTGAGTTTGACGTAAACAGTGCAAAGACTGAAGCAGCGTCAGCTACAGCTGCTGCGAACACAGCTACGACAACAGCAAACGGTGCAGTCACCACAGCAAACACTGCGGTTACTACTGCTAATAGTGCGGTGACTACAGCTAACACTGCATCTACGACTGCTACTAGTGCAGAGACCACTGCCAACAGTGCAACCACTACAGCAAACAGTGCTGTTACTACAGCTAACAACGCCGTGGCAACAGCTAATGCAGCTTCGTCTGCTGTGTCTAGTGCAGCCTTCTATTCACCTATTGCTGCTTTAGCAAACCTCCCTGGCAGCCCTGCTGATGGTGACCGTGTGGAGGTTATTGACTCTACTGGTGTTGAAAACAACAGTAATATCACTGGTGTACCGGCTGGTTTTGCCGGTTCTACAGACCTTACTGTTCGCCTTCAGTACAGCTCATCTTCCACTAAGTGGGAGTGGCAGCAATACTTCGCTGCTGACCCTGAAGGTCGTTACCTAACCAACTACTTAGCTGTAGTGAAAGGTGACGGTACTTCTAGTGGACAAGTTGGAAAGATTACGCTCAACTGTTCTAATAATAATCATGGAGTTGCTATTCAATCTCCACCTCATTCTGCCGGTGCTACCTATACGTTGACCCTTCCTGTTAATACAGGCAGTGCAGATCAAGCTCTAACTACAGATGGAGCTGGTGTGCTTTCTTGGGCTGATGCAGGCTCTCCGACTATTGATGCCGGAAACTTTAATACTGGCGGTTCGCTTGTAACAACTACTAAAACTTTTGACGGAGGATCTTTCGACTAATGCCTACACCTACTAACAGAACACCTATACGAGTAGCACGAGGTACATATTCCAATCTAAATACAAATAAAGCAGATATCCAAGAAGGGGAAATTTGTTACGCTACAGATCAGGACAAGCTGTATGTTAAAGATGGTTCAAACCTAGTTGATGCAGCACCTGCTACTGACATTTCTGCTAAGGCAAATATTGCATCTCCTACTTTTACTGGAACTGTCACTATTCCATCTGGTGCAAGTATTGCTGATATCGGTACAACCATCCAGGCGTATGACGCTGACACTGCTAAGACTGACGTAGCTCAGACCTTTAGTGCTGCACAACGCGGAACTATTGCAACGCTGACAGATGGAGCGACTATTACTCCTGACTTTGCTACAGCTAATAACTTTACTGTCACCCTTGCTGGCAACAG